TAATAGACTGTTTCTGTCAGTAACCACGTATCCGGCGCCATTAACCATGTCTCCATCGCCTGGACCTGTACTATCCTTATCCATTTTTTCTTTTTTAAGTTGCAGCTCAATCATCTTTAATTTTTTATCTAATTTTGCAACTTTAGCATCTAAACTAGTTTTAAGCATGCCGCCTGCAGTTTCAAATACTCTACCACTATAACGACTTTCAACATTCATACCTAAATCCATAAGATCATCGTATGCTTGCATAGCTTTATCAGCAACTTCATTTAGTTCCTTATCAGCCATATCACCTAAACCTTTTACAGCAGGTAGTGCTGAAGATATTTTATCAAATTCTTCAATATCACGAAATGTTTCTGCTTGAGTAATTTCGTACTTAGACTGTTGTTCTTCTTGAGCTTCTGCTTGTTCTATTATTTCTTTAGAATCAGGTAAGTTCAATAAGTCTTCTAGTTTTTTAGTCATTAATCCATTCCATTATATGCTACTATTATTTATCTTCTGCGGCCGGTGTGGAAAATATCATCTTCAGTAACAATACGGAATAATATACCTTTTTGTTTGCACCAAGCTCTTGCAGCTTCCCACTTGGCTTGATTAACTACATAATGTGCTTGATTATGTTTGCTTTTACCTAGTCTTTCACGCATTGCTTGGTTAGCAGGCTTAACTTCAATTAGTTCTACACGTTTTTTAGTACTTTTGTCATTGTATGCAATAAAAAAGTCAGGGACGTATATTGTTTGTTTGCCAGTTAATGGATTACGATAAGGTATACGTATAGCTTCGCTTGCCCATTGTTCTATTGCTGGATGTTCGTCACAGAACTTCATAAATGTAAATTCCCATCCACTTCGATATGTAGGTGTTTTGTTTCCTATATATTTTTCTGGATTTTTTAGATTGAATTTACCTTGCGCAAAACGACCCATATCATATTACAACGTTTCTTTGATCAAATAGTTGTGAGTTAGATATGTCTTCACGAAAGCCTAATACGCTAGTTTTAGATCTGTTAAAATTAAGTATTTGAGCAACAATTAAACTTAGTTGTACATCTGTTACACCCTTTAAGGTATCTAAAAGTTGTTGCACATTTAATTCGTCTATTTTAGCTTGCTGTAATAATACACTTGCTGTATTAATAGCAGATACTTTGCCAAAGCCTCTTTTTAAGAAATAGCCAATAACTGCATCAACTTCACTTGGATTGTAGCTAATTTCTATATCATAAAAATTATTAAAAAACTCTGGTGTTAATTCTGTAGTTGACATATTACGTTCCGCCTATATTATTAATTGCATTAGATGCAACTTGTGCTAATTTTTGGTTACCGCCGGCAATGCTATCTGTTACTTGTTTATTGTATGCAGATTTTTGTGATGCATTAGAACTATTATAAGCATTAATACTTACATTATTTAATGCTCCACTGTTAACTAAAGCTGGCATAACTTGACTTGCAACACTAGGATTTTGAAGGCTTTGTACAATCTGTGTAGAACTAAGTATTCTACTATTGTTTGATGTTGAAGTTACACTCTCTGTTCTATTTTGACTATCTGGTACAGATAAGTTATTTTTTGATAATACATTAGTTACTAAGCCGCCAATAAGTCCTGCACCAACTTGTTTTAAAATATTTTTACTTGGACTATTACTATTACCAAATGCTTTATTTAATAATGCACTTGTACCTAACCCTACTAATGCAGGTAGCAAACCTTTTTCGCCACCGCCTGGAATCATAGCATTATCTAAATAACCTAATGGACTTGGTTCTACATCATAACCAACTGCTGCGTCTGCAAACCCTGCTGGAGTATTATTAGCAACATTTCCACTAGTATACTGTACGCCTTCGTATGCAACAGTTATTGTATTCTCGTTAAATTCACTACCACTACTTTCAACTCCGCCGTGGTCCCAAGCACTTAGTAATGGATTAATTAATGTGTACGCTACCCATTCTCTACGTGCCAATTGGTAAATTGTAATATATTTAAAGAAAGGATTTTTCTTACGATTGTCTAAACCATATGCAGGCACTTTAGCAAAATATTTGTCACGAGGACCATATGCTGCGTCTGAGCCTGTAGTATTTTTATTAGCATCAACAAAATAATATCTGTAGTATTCTTCTAATAATGCTCTAGTTACACCGGTATTATCATCATGAAAAGTAATTCTGCAATCTTGGTAATCTACTCTAGTTTGAACATTCTTTTTACGATTGTACTGTTGCTTGTTTTCTACACTTGCTCTAAAGCTAGGTAAGTCTGCACTTTTAACAAGTACGCCTAGTTCTTTTTGAAATCTAAATGTATTTGATGTTGCACTATTACCAACTTCATCATTAGGCTCAAACCTAACATGATACATATATTTGGTTTTGGGAGCAAACGCAAAATTATTTTGTGTATAGATTTGGTTCGCGTGACGAGCATCACGCAAATGTGTTTCTGACTGTAGATTGAATAGGAATGCATCTTTTAAACTCATACTAATATTTATCCTTGTGAATTATCCGTGCATATAAAGAAAAAACGAAGACCGCGTTAACAACCTTCGTTTTTCTTTTAAAACACCAACCTATAACTAAGCGTATTAGCCAGTAACAGTTGTTCCACCTGTTGCCGCTGCTACTGCTCTTGCAGTTGCTTCGCCAATTCCTTCGAATGATTCATCTGCACCAAACTGTATAGCATTATCATAACGTATAGTTAATGATGTTGTTACTGCTTCGTTTGTTGCATATGCTAACGTATTGTAGTTAGCTGATTCAATGTAGCAACCTACTAATTGGAAGCGATCAATTACTGCTGCTCCGTTAGCACCGTTACCACCATCTAGAACTTCAATTCTAGTTTGGAATTTGTATGTTCCACTTGATACTGCGCTAGACTGCTCAAAGAAGTCAAACTGTCTTTGTAGCTGCTGTCCAACAACTTTTTGTACGTTGTTGTTTGCATCTTCGCGTAGTGTAAGTGTAATTGGTTCCCATGTGTGCTTACCTGCAAGATATGTTCTTGAGTTATAAGCGTCAATAGTCATTTGCTCAAAACTAACGTTTGGACGACTTACGTCTACTACTTGTCTTGAAATTTCTCTTGTACCATCTGGTCCTCCAGTAGTACCAAAATTGTCTAGTAATACTCTAAAACGATACTGTAGTTTAGGCATCAATAATGATGAGTTACTTCCAGCGCCTTCAGTAGGTACACTAATATTTTGTAAAGTTGTGATTGGCATTATGTTCTCCTATACAGTATTTATGCCTCAATGAACGGAGTATTACCTCCGTTCATTATGTGCGCATATTAACCTAGTGCTGCAATTTCGCCTGTGTTTTTAATACGCAATGGAATGTAAATAAATTCAATTGCTTTAACTGGTTCAATTGCTATATCTAAGTATAGCTCGTTTCTATCAATTCTAGCTGGTGTGTTGTTTGATTCATCACACACTACTAAGAAATCATACAATGCACGTAACGCTACTAGTTCTAGTAACAATGCATCTGCTGCTGCTTTAACTTGATCACGTGTGATCTTGTCATTTGGCTCAAACAAGTATGGTTTCGCTAATAGCTCTAGCTGTCCACGTAAGTAAACAGTTAAACGTGCTACGTTAACTCTATCCAATGCACTTGCATTTCTTGCACGAGTCTTTTGACCAAATACAACAAGTCCTGCACCACTAATAAATGTGATCGGGTTAATTGCATTTGAGTAAAGTGTATCACGCTGTCCAGTGTTTAATGCCACACTTACAAATTCGCCTTCGCTATTAATATAGCCTGAACTTGTAGCATTGCTTACACCACCACGTCTTGTGCCTGCTGGAGCAAACCAGGGGAACGCAACTTGGTCGTTTAGTATGATAGTGCGTAGTGCCATATGACTTGGTGGAACAACAATGTTGTTTCCTGCGTTATCACTTGTAAAGCCTGCACCGTAATACATAGCCATGTATTCATCGTAACTAACTGCACCATTGTCATTATCTTCTAGTGCTAGTTTAACGTTAGTTGCCCATTCATTTAATGAAGTTGCATCTGGTGTTAAACGGAATGGTGTATCACCAACAACAAATGCTGTTAAGCGTCTGTCATAGTTTAGTGTGATCATTTCACCAATTAGCTCTGGATAACCTGGAGTAGCTAACAAGTTAAACTGACGACTTTCTTCGTCACGTATTTCTTGGTTGCTGTTAACAGTTGCTTGTAGTGCTTGTACAACACTCTTACGCTGTGCATGACGTCCAAAACTACCTGAACCATCTGCTTGGTTACCTGAGTCTGTTACCCATCTGTGTGGATAATAAGCTGCCATTGAAGCACCTGCATCAACTCCGCCTTGGCGAACGTTTTTAGCAGTTAAGTCTACATAGTTACGCTCAAAACGCTTAACGTTAAATCCGCTTTTACGTAGGTTCCATAACAACATACCTTTTGGATATAGTGATGGATCCGGAGCATCTACGTCTACAAAGTCACTTACAAGCAATTCTGCAATAGTTGCACTTGGTGCATCGTCTGCTGTTCCGCCTGTGTCACCTTGACGTGCATCTGCAAATAGTATACCATTTTCTGTAGTTTGATCTGATTTATCAAGTAAGATCCACTTTGTTAATGTTGCATTGTATCTGTAAACAGCTGGATAGTTTTCAACATCTGCTGTACTTACCCAAATATCACCTTCTACTAGTGCAGTACCATCTGACTGTGTAGTTGGTTCAGTTGCTGCAACTTGTGGACCATCAGCATCAGTACCACTATATGGACTTGAATCTGCTGATAGGCCTGTTCCGCCTACATAGTTTAAACCAACAAATGCATCGCCATTGTGTACTAGGATGTCTACTTCGTCAACAACACTATTGTACCATAGTTGGCCATCTGCTGCTAAACTTAGTGGAACGTTACCTGATGCTGTATAAGTTAATGGCTTCCAGTTTGAAGCTACTAAGCCTGTTGCATTTGGACCAACATATAAGTTATCAGTTGTTGCTGCTGCAAATCCAAATCCTGCTAAACCACTATCTGTGTCAACAAGTTTAATGTCTCCACCTAGTTTATGCTGGATTACAACTTTATTAGTTGCATCTACTAATGCTACAACGTTAGTTAATCCTTTTGCATTAATTGCTGCTGCTAGTAATTCAGCATCGCCAGTTGAACCTGCAGTTGTTACACTTACTTCTACTGGTGCTGTCATTGCTGCTGTGTTAGCTCTTGATTCACTAATTGTAAATGTATAAGTTGCTGCTGCAACACCACTTGTTCCAATTACTGCACCAGATATGCTAGTTGCACCTGCTACTACTCTTGAATAAACTTTGTAATTACCAATTGGATTGCCAAGCTCATCTACATTAACTTTTGCATATAATGCTCCAGCTAGTAAGTTTGCGCCGCCACCTGATTTATCAAGACCGTAAATTGCGCCTTGTGGAGTAGTGTAAATTGGTGTTGTTACAGTTGACCATAGCTGTGTTGCTGTGCTATACTGTTTAACACTTAATTTTGCTCCACCATTTGGAGTAGTTGTTTTAATCCAAACACTACCACTTGGTGCTGGTGTAGTATCACCTGATTTAAATGCAGGTACTGCTGTGTGCGGTGCTGCTTCAATTCTGGCTGATCCAAATGTTCCTGCTGATAGACCTAAGTCTGTTAACAAGTCACCTGTTCCTGCTGCTAATAAAATTTTGCCATCTGCTACTGAACCGTTTGATTCACTTAATGAGTTTGCAAATAATTCAATTGAACCATCAACTAGTGCTGCTGTTACACCATCAACGCCTGCTCCATTAATAATTGTAACATAATCAGCAATTGTTGTGCCACTTGCTAATACTACATTTGTACCGTTAATACTAATTGAGTCACTTTGAGTTAATGTTGGATTAGTTGCTGTGCCGCGTATTGCTGCCCAACTTGCTTTCCAAGCATCACTACCTAATTCTACCCAAGTACCTACATTTAATGCTCTTTGAGCTGCTGTACCATAACCTGGAGTTTTGTAGTATACTCTGTTCATTGTATCGTTAGCATCTACTGCATAATCGCCTAATTGGCCAATTGATGCTTTTGGAGCCGATCCTAAGCCTGATACTAAATCAGTTGTTACTGTAAGTACTGTTGGAGTTTGTGCTGTAAAAGTTTGTCCGCCAGTTTGTGTAACTGCTAATCCGTTCCATTGTAGGATGCCGTAGTTGCTAGTTGAAGTGTCAAACCAGTAAGCGCCATTTGCTGGCTCTCCACCCGGTGCTGATGCACTTGCTGTTAATTCTGCTGAGTCTAAGTCAGCTCTTACAACATACACACGATTTGAAACGCCTAATGCAGAGTAAGCAGCTTGTAGGCCGTACTCGTTAAGCTCTCCACCGTGGATCATGTTGCCGTTATTATCGCTATAAAATAGAGGATCGCCAAATGTCTCACCAAGCTCACGTTGGCTAGTGATTAAATAAGGTTTACCTGCATTTGCTTTTATAGTACCTGCTGCTGTCCCTGTTCCACTACTTTTAGTTTTATTACTAGCAGTAGCAACAAAGATCATAGGTACCGTTCCAGCGGCAGCTGGGGTGTAGAACGATTCGTCAATTACATTGACTTCTACGCCTGGTGATACTAATGCCATGTTATTTCTCCTGTTGGATGTTAGTGTTCTGTACAGTATTTAGTAGTTTAATGAAATTTCACCTAAGTTATAGTACCGAAAAAGGGATATAAAAGGTGAGCTAAATATATATATGAGACCTTTATGCAAATGCGGGCATAGGCCTGCCGCTATTAACTATAAAAAACAAGGCAAAGTATACTATCGTAAACTATGCGAAACTTGTTTACGTCACGGCGAAGGTCACGGTATACCTAAATGGAAACTGCGTGGATATGAAAAGAAAAATAGTTGCGAAAAGTGTGGATATAAATCAAAGCACAAAGAACAGTTTAATGTATTTCATTTAGACGGAGATTTAAATAACTGCCGTCCTAATAATTTAAAAACTATTTGTGCTAACTGTCAGCGTATTGTACAAAAAGAAGGTGTACAATGGAAGCAAGGAGATTTAACTCCTGACTTTTAATTGTTCCATAAGTTGATAAGTGTTAAACATTAGACCATTTAAATCACGATTATTATCAATAGTGTAATCAGCCATCCATTGTTCTAAACTCATTGAGTCTTTATTTTCTGGGGGCAAATGCTCGCTGCGGTCAACCCAAATAGCATAATCAAATACACCAGTATTTTTCATTGCAAAAAATTCACGCTTGTTTCTTAATCCGCAATAAATGTCATGTTCTTTAAATATTTCTCTACCTAGTGTTGCGGCATCTTTTTCGTTATAATCACAGATGGCATCATACCATTCTTTTCGGTGTGCATGCCTATCAGCATAACATTCTTCTTCATTAGTGTAACCATACTTTTCTTTTAGATCATTATATATAAACAATTTTGAACAAAAGCGGCTACTACTTTCAAAACTATAGTTATAATTTTTTTCTAGTATTTCGCAGACGGTATCTTTACCATGACGGCCATGGCCAATAACTAATAATTTAGGTAACATTTTAACTCCGTATAATTTATAAGACAACTTATCTCTTATTATATACGAGTTTTGTAGTTATGTCAAGTTTTTTTTAACCTATTGTAAATCCGTAGCCAACGCCACCAGCAACTGCCATTGATACTTCAGCATCAAGTTTTTCCATATCAGCTTGTGCTTCGGCTTTAAGAGCATCGCCGTTTAGTGTCGAACCACCTTGTGGACCAGCTATAGTAGCAAATTTACTTCTTGCTTCACCTAGCATATATTTACAACCAGCAAGTGTATAATCTTTAATCCATTGTACAGCTAAGTAATCACTAAGCAATTCGCTATCTGGACGATAGTTATAACAATATAATAATATTTCTTCTTCTGCTCTTGGACGTTGTAATAAAGTAAGTTTCTTAGTTGGAGAATTCCATTTAAATTCAATAAAGCTACCAAACATACGGCCTACTAGCTCTTGATGTTGTGCAAACATATCATATGTTGCTAAACCACCTAATTTTGATCCTGAAAGCAAATATGTATTAGTATATGCCATATTAAATGGTTCAAACATACTACCACCGTCTCCGCCGCCAGTACGTGATCCTATTGATCTACGGTATAATTTACGAACTTCGATAACTTCGTTTGGCAAAGTGTATTCGTTTTGATCTATTACTGTAGTTAAGAACATGTATGATTCTTCAACACTATTGTCACTACGCTGTCTAAAACGTGTAAGTGCTTTGGTTAATGCTGTTTGATAATGTACAGGATCAAGTTCAACATCAATCATGCCTCCACCAAGGAATGTGTTAACATAATCGTATACTTCTTGTTTTTGTGTCGCTAGTGTCATATGAAAGTCTCCATTAGTATTTATCGTAACGATAAATATGTATAACGAATAGGAGA